CGGTAAACGCCCTTTCTCTGCGTTGCCTTGCACCATATCTTTAATTGACCAGCTAAATCCACGCTCTATTGGAACTAATGACGATAAATACTGTGCTTCATCAATATCAATTCCATTGGGATACTCTTCACTTCTATATCCTCGACATGCCGTTAATATCGCCGCTTTTGACGTTTCAGTTCCAAAAGTTGCGACTTGAACAATCCCCAATTCTCCTCGCTCTTCACGAATCGCATCAAAAATTGCTGGCAATTTACTTGGCGCCAAATCCAAATCAATATCACCTAATTCAACACGCTCATCATTCAGATAACGCCACCACGGAAGATTCCATTTAATCGGGTCAAGTTGTGTGATACCTAATAAATAATGATTTAAACCTGAACACGCTGAACCACGACCTGCGCCAACTGTACTACCGCATTCCCAAAACAAATCAATATAATGTTGCAATGTGTTAGGATATGCGAACATACACGTGTTTAATTTTTCACCAATAATTTTTTTAACCCTTGCTTCTTCTTCTAATCGACTAATATATTCATCTTTTAATCCAATACCTTTGTCGATTAATGCCTCGAAACACTGATTAACCCAATATCTTTCTTGAATATTATCACTATTAAATAAACCGTTTAATACCTTATAATTTTCATTATTGGTTTCCGCATACTTATTTCCTTTTGGATAATCCTTAACATTAACCTCTGGAATGCTCTGATGATGCTCTAAACTATAAAATTCAATTTTCTGACGAATTTCCTCAAGATTATCTACCATTTTATTTATTGTTTCATCATCATAAACTAATGATAAATAATCATAAACCTCCTGAGGTGTCATCATATATGAAAATTCATAAAATGTATCAACCTCACGTTCACCATCTTTTGAGTTCAAAAATGCTTTATGAATTGGACGGTCTTCTTTCTTTAAATAATGACTATCTGTTGCAAAAACCATTTTTAAATTATATGCTTTTGCAATTCCTAAAATCTTTTTATTTACCAGCAACTGCTCTTCATTATCTGCCGGAGCAACCTCTAAATAAAAATCATCACCAAAAATATCAATCGCAAAATTTAAAAATTCTTTTATTTTATTATAATAAAATCCCGCAAACTGAATATCATTGACCGCTTGAGCTTTCGTCATTAACAACGCATTACTCGCTAATTCACTACCAATACATGCCGTTGTGCCTATCACATGCCCAGGATACCTTGATAACACTTCCTTTAATTCAGACTTCAAAGTGGGCACTCGCTCAAGTCCTCGGTCAGAATACATATTGTACCATGCCTTAGAACTCAATTCTTTTAATGCCCTAAAACCTAATTCATCTTTTGCAATTAAAATAAAATGATAATATTTCTGCCCAGGTTCTCTTGTGTCAGTTAAGTAAATCTCATTTCCTAATCCAATTGTGAAATCTGGATTAGTTTCCTGCAACTTCTTTGCATACTGATTTACTTCCATCGCCGCACTTAAACTCTCGTGGTCAGTGATAACTATACCGCTTAATCCTAATTTAACCGCTTGATTAATTAAATCAACCGGTTTATTAATACTATCAATTAATCGTAAGTTAGACCTAAGAATAATGAGTATGATTATGTATGCTATAATAACTACTCATCGTCAACGGCATCACCCCCATTTATTTATTTTATTCCTAATCTTATTATACCATAATTATATAAAAAAAACAACAGAGAGGAACACTAGTCTCTGTTATTTTTGCCTTACTACCACAAGCCTTGATTTAGCTCGCGTAATGGCGGTATATAGCCACCGCATGTGCTCTTCCTCAACATACGGAAAACTTTCTTCAAATACCAATACCTTATTATATTCGCTACCTTGACTCTTATGGGCCGTAATTGCATACCCATAGTCAAATTCACGGGGGCGTGCTTCCCCTCTAAATTTTCTCCAATTATTCTCATTAATTGTCGGCACGCCCGTAGTTAACAAATTGTAATCAACTAAAACATCCGTATAATAAGGGTCTCCAAGAGGACAATCAATATCGAAGCCTTCTGGCAATATATCTAATTTCATCGCAGGGTGCAGTTTGCGGGTCTCAAACTTACGAATGAAACTAATTGTGCCAGTCATTCCATTGACTAAAGCGTCGCCTATGTAATTAATATCTTCCCAATAATTATTTAAACAGATAACTTTGTCGCCTTCTAACGGCTCTAAATCATCAACATCATAAAGTAATTTCCTTGTGTCTTGATTGATTTGTCTGCGCGTTGCATTTTTGGCACAAATAATCTGGTCTGCCCAAGTAAACATACCGGGAATTACATCTTCGGGGTCAATAATTTGAATCTGCTCTCCCTTGTATAAAGATAATGGTTTGTTTTGACGCACATCCATCGATAACCTAATAATTTCATTATCTTGTGCTTGACGTACAATTTCTGACAAGAAATAGTCAGGATGGTCTAACATACCATTATCTTGGGCTTTTACTGGAGGTAGCTGACCCGGGTCTCCAAAAGCGATGACTGGTATACGGTGTGATAACAGCAATTCCCAAATATCTTTCGGCAACATAGAAACTTCATCGACGATGACAAGTTTATATGGGCCGATATATTTTTTAGGAATGTGTTTAAAAGTGCCGTTTGCTTGTGGTACTGACCGATATAACAGTCGATGAGCAGTTTGTGCATTGTAACAACCCCTGTTAGCCATAACTAAGGCCGCTTTACCGGTGTATGCGATATAAGCGACCTCTGTTTGGGGGTTTAAACCTAATGCGTCAACCACTACTGGAATCAGAGTACTTTTTCCACTTCCAGCATAACCAACAATAATTGTATATGGGTCTCGGTGCTGATATTTTGTTTTACAAATTCGAATCGCTTCTTCTTGTGAGTTTGTTAAAATCATAATTATTTATACTATATTTTTTTTAAAAATCCCAATATTTACTTTCGTAAATGTTGTAATCTACTATATCGATTCGTAAACTTTCTCCAAAGCCAATACTGCGTTTGCAATATCCAACCACATCCATATATTTGCGTTTACCTCTTGGCTGGACTTTATTCCACTCTTCTTCGCTAAAGAATGTTTTCATAGCCGATAAACCAGGAGTAAGCACTGTTTGGAATGTTTTCTTGGGCGAATAGCTAATTGTATCTAATGTAAGCGGGATATTAGTAATGGCGATAAGGGGTTCCTCTATACCAGTGCCCCATAAAGACTCTGCATCGGCCAGTGAAGCGACATCGCCCTCATCAATTTGAGTAATATCATAAATTCTATCTACTAAATAGCATTTTTCAAAATTATAATCTTTTAGTTGGTCATTCGTGTACTGAACAAATGCATCTAAATTCTCTTCGGGAATACTAATGCCAGCCGCATTATCGTGTCCATGGCACCAATCTATAAGTCCAGAATCTAAAGCAAATTTTTGGAAGTCTCCAATAGGATAACCCGGATTGCGCATCGAACCCGCCCAGTGGATTCCATCTTCCTCTTGCACTGGAGAGAGGATAAGCGCAGGTCTATCATACTTGCTCGCTAGTATAGTTGCCACTAAACCCGATAGGTTTCTTGTGTCTTCACTTGACTTTTGGTTTTTTATTAGTATAATTTTGTTGTCCAACAAATTCTCTTGTGTAATGACATTTTCAAGTTCATCAGCCCAAGATTTTTTGGCTCTATCCTGTGCGGATTTAACATTTTTGCAAATTCTCGCAGCCTCAATATATCGCTTTTCTAATTTGCCTTTGGCCCCTCGTTTCGTCGAGGGGATTTTTTCGCTGGCTTTAAAATCTAATAACGCTTCAAATACTAATAATCGTTCTTCTTCAGACCCAAAGCGAGTGATAGAATTAATTACAGGGGCAAAGCTCCATGCAAGCGTATGCACATTTAAAACACCATTGTTTCTATAATTATCCGCCTCAAATAAATAAGTTAAAAACTCATTATTTATGGTCATTTTATCCAATAATCTGCGAGTTTCAAAATTAGTAATGGGCATAACATCTGCTACCATACCCAATAACGCTAAATCTAAAAATAAATCAGCGTAGTGCACGTTTAATATTTTATCCAAATATGAACAAAATTTATAAACCATCGTTGCACCAGACAGGTCTTTGTTCCCATAATCACATAATTTATTATTAATCACGCACGCATATTCTGAATATTTTTGAGCATTGTGGTGGTCAATAATTAAAATATCAATGCCTCGCTCATGTAATTCTTCGTGCTGTAAATATTCCTCTGAACTCGCATCGGGAATTACTACCAGTCCAATATCATCTGGAACAGTGGAGGGAATAATTCCATGGTGCTTATTATGATGTACTCTATAAGTAATATTGTTTTGAGCATAGTCTTCATCCAATTTATTCATATAATTGATAAAAATCGCTGCGCTGGTATACCCGTCACAATCAGTGTCCGCCTGCACAAAAATTTTATCACCGTTTTTCCAATGTTTTAATAATAATTCAGCTCCCTCTTTCATATGTTCAATAGAGGCTGGTTCGATAATATCATTATCCGTGGTATTAAGATAATGCATAATATCACTAAACTGAAATCCTCGATTTAATAAAACTTGAACCAAGGCCGAACTATTATGTTGTGTGTTTTGTATTAATTCAAACTTCATTATAAAAAGATTCTTTCATTAAATAATTTTACAAACACATCTTTTCCATTATCGGTCGGACTGTCTTTGTAATTTGTAATCATTTGTTTATCAAAAATAAAACTAACCGTCGTAAAATTTTTATATTTATTATAAATTCTACGCAAATTTTGCACTAAATGCGAATGCTCTGTATCGCCTATCTGTTTAAATTGGCGGTCAAAACCAATAATAACTTCATTTACCCCAAGATTTAATAATATCTGCATTTGATAAGCTGAAATACTACTTCCGCAACAGGCGGTAGAAATATCCAGCTCCGGGCCGAAATAACCACGATATTGTAAACAACTTTTTTCTGACTCAAAAATAATGGCTTTTTTAAAAGACGCAATATTTTCTTTGCTGTGATTGATATTATATAAATTCATTCCAAGAGGGTGGGTATATAATACGTTATTAATACGCAGTGGTCGATACTTACCGTATAATTCTGCTTCTGCTTTACATACCGTCCTACCACGTAAACCAATAAATCTATTGTTTACATCAAAATGTGGTATGGTGATTTGGTCGCCTCCTGGATAAAATCCAATACACGAATCATCGATAACTTCTTGCGTAATATTGTCATTTAACCAAGGGGTTAATTTAAGGTCATAATTAAAACGAGTAAGAATTTCATCATCATATTCTTTTAATGATACGGTTAAATCTTTTGTTTCTAAAGACTGAATACGATTATAATTATCTAATATATCCCAATCTTTATCATTTGTTATTGTGTTACCCTCGGTCTGAGAAGTAATCCCAAATTTATAGGCAACATATTTAACCGCATCATTTAGGTCAAACTTTTTGTGCATCTGGATGTCGGCAACTTTAATGACTAAATCAAAAACATCAAAGCTATCATTACATCCGGTGAAACAATGAAACATTTGACTATTAATATAATAATAAAGTTTATAGCTACCTTCACCTTTTGGATTATGACAAATTGTACGAGAAATAATCCCAAAGTTAGTGTACCTAGGGTCTCCGCCAAATTCGTCTAATAATTCAAACACATCTTCAGTTGCTAATTGTTCTTTAATATCGTTTTTATCTAATCCCATCGTCTGTACTGCACGTAATTGTTGTATAAGTATAAGGTGTTTCTTTATTTGTTGTTGTATATTCAAATGGAGTTGGGGTACTTGTCCAAGTTATATATGGGTATGTGATTGGACGTTCAGTAAGTCCTTTTTGATACCCGTCATGATAAGCTTCGTCAACTAAATCTTGTAAAGTTTTTCTGTCAACAATGATTCTATCATCGTCATATCTTTCCGCTACAATTACTTTATACATTAGAATGCTCCTTTATCAATTTCAATTTGTAAATCTTCAATTTGCACCATTTCATAATTATAAGTGGTCGCAAAAATTGGGTTTACTCTGCAAGTGCCTAAATCAGCCTTGCACCAGAGATAAATTCCTTTATATTTACCACGTCGATTTTTATAAATCGACATTTTCATATTCGGGGTCATATTTTCACTCGAACTATTTAAAATTTTAGTTAATCCTTCTAAATCTACTGAGGTGGTCGGCAACATAATTGCGCCCCAGTCTATTTTATCGGCTATGGCTTTTGCACCACGCAATAGGTTTTGGTCGGGAGTCTCTGAGTCTTGATACTGCCCATTTAACTGAGTTGACGATAAAATAAATACGTTATATTTTGTGGCAATATCTTTTAATTTTACAGATAACATAAATAAAATATTGTCTTCACGAAGATTCATACCACGGGTGCGTGTCGCAACCTCTTCTAAAATCTTTAAACTTGAATGAATATAATCATAAAATACATAAGCAACATCATGGTCACGGATATTCTTTTTTATCGTGTCCGTTATATCTTCTAACGAGAAATCTGGCAAAACTTCAATATAAATCGGGGACCGCTTTAATATTTCAGCCGCATGGCGAACACGTTGTTCTTCATCACCAATATACCGCCCATTTAAAATATGGTCTTCATTTACACTCGCCAAGAACGCCAACATCATTGTCTGCAATTCTGTTTTATCTTGCTCTGTTGAGATATATAAACACGGTTGAGCCACCCCGTTTTTACGCCAGCCCAAAAGGTCATCATAAATTTCATCACAACCAATATGACAAAAATCTGCAATCATTGTACGAGATTTTCCGACACCGGTAGGAGCTGAACGCAAATAAAACTTGCCAAGACGAGCGCCACGGGTTACCGCATTAATTAAACTTCCATACATTGGAACCCCAACTTCGGGATATTGTTTTAATTGTTCAATTAAATCTTCAATATCGTCACCGGCCTGGAGTGCCTCACCACCCATATCATTGACATAAGTTGCTCTAATGTTTGAAATCATCAAGTCAACTTTGTTTGCAATTTCTTCTAAAGAGGAGTTATCTAAATTTTCTTCTTGAACTTGCTTTTTTTTGACATCAAAAATATTATCTGGGTCATAAATAAATTTAATATCAATTCCAAACTTATCATAAGCCCGCAGTAAAGAAAACTTCTTCATTCGATTATAATAATAATCAAAATTTAAAGGATTAGCGGCCGCAGACACCTGGGCTAGCCATTCTTCGCCTTTTTCTTGTTTAAAAATTGCTTCACTTTTAGGACGAGAACTCAAGAAATCTGCGATAGTTTCAAGATTTACTTTAGTTGCTCCCAGCTCATGAAGGCGGTATATCGACCCAAAGACTATCTTATGAAAATCATTATCAAAATCTTCTTCGTTAATTTTATATTTATCCGTTAAATTTAAAAGAGATAAATCGTTATATACGCAACCGATTACTTGCATAACGGCGGCTGTGTCATTATATTTAGAACCCACGATTTTCCTCCTCTACTTCATCATCTAAAAATTTAAATTTCTTACTAACGAATGGCTTTGGCACCGGCACAGGAATAGTGACTTTTACTACTTCGGGAGTATAATCCTTTAATAATACCTCTCCTGGTTGCTGTTGTGTGTTCAGCCACATTTGATAATAATAATTATAAGCGTCATTAAAAACATAAGGGACAATTCCTATCCCCTTTGCTTTGCCAATATCATACCCTTTAACTTCATAAGCATATTTTAAACACCGTTCAATCTGCTGGTATGTATAGTTCAAGTTTTCTCTATAATTTTTTATCTGCGTTAATACCAGCGGCACATTATAACTTACGCCAAATAATGTTTCAATATAGTTCATTAAAGACGCACGTTGTCTTTCATCAAGTGTCTTTTGGCTTAACGCATTATTATAACAACTTTTATGGGCATATCGGGTGCCAACTTTTACATATTCAGTTGTATCTCTGTTGAATTGTTCCTTACAATAAGGGCACTTAACGAGTGCTTGTTTACCCATATTTTCACCTCTACATAATTATACGAAAAAAACTAAAAAAAAACAACCCTAGGGTGCTTTATACCCTAGGGCTTTAAAATTCCCTTTACTTCACTAAATCTTCTTTAATTTCTGTATTAATTAAATAGATAAATTCAGCCTGAGTTGGAGTTGTGTCTCCAATTTTCTTACCTCTTCCCAAATACTTCTCAACGATTGATGCAATCCTGGGACGATAATAAGCCTCGTTCTTTAACATAAGGGGTGAAATCAAGTTGTTAAACTCTTCAATTAACTCATCATAGTTATAAGTCGGTTCTGCATTCATTGTTACACGCGCATCCGTGACATATTTCCCTTGAGTTTCCGTTGCCTCCTTATCAATAGCGGCGTTTAATGCATTAACCAAATCTTGATAACTAAAGTTGATAACTGGCTCGATATACTTGAAACGGCAACCTACGTCATATTCTCCATCGACGGAACGAAGAATAAGCTTGCGCTCGCCATTTACAATATCTGCACAAGCATAAATATCGGCCATAGCTTTTGCAATATCATTTACAGACTTCTGCGCCGTAGGAACAACCTGGTTATATTCTGTGCCGTCCTTTTTCTTGAAAGACTTATCTTGCGAATGAGAAATAAACAATACGGCATATCCCATCATTGTTAAGCTACGGAACGCATCCTCAAACTCCTTCTTATACTTTGCCCAGCCATTAACTGTCCAACCACCATCACCAAGGTTCTCGATACCAAGCTGATTACAAATGTACTTATCGCATAAAGCAGCAGCTACATCAATTGTATCAATAATTAATGACTTATAAACATTCTGTACTTCGGGTTTCTTTAATTCACGCATTAATGCCTTAAATTCACCCCAGGTGTTTACATCAACCGCTTTAATACCGCCAAGTGCATTATAACCTTTTTCAAACGCGATAAGCAATGACTGCGGCATCTGAGTGCCGAATGTGGTTTTACCTACTTTTGGCACTCCATAAATATATGTGATATATCCACTTAAATCACGACTAACTTTAGTCGGCTCTAAATTTAACAAATCAAATCCCATGCTACATTACCCCCTCGATTAAAAATCAAATGTTGTTGCCGAAGCTTTAGCTGCAGGTGCCGGAGTCGGAGTTGGCTCAGCTGCATTGAAACTTACACCATTCCCCTGGTTTGCCTTCCACTGTTCTCTATCGCTCTTTTTTTCAGCTAAATATACCTCACGGTCAGCAATCATATTCTTTAACTCTTCAGCGGTAATTGTAGATTCATCGTCCCACAGATATGCATCCTTTGGTGTCCAAGTAATAACATAATCCTTACGACTATTCTTTACTTCTCTTACCGACGGTTCTCCAAATGCACTCTCTTCAGTGATTTTTCTGACAATTGTCTCAGAAATCTGCTTTCCTTTTACCCTTGTGAACACAGGGTTGCTAGATGATACTTCCAGACCCTCAAAATAATCCATACCATTCGGGTCTAAGATTGAAAACTCTACTGGAAGCATTGTCTTCCTAAAATCATTAAAGATACAACCCTTAACAATACCCTTTTCCGGAAGCTCTCTCTCCGGGTCGGCATCCTGACGTCTGAAACCAGTGATAACCATATCAACATCAAAATGATTACGTCCACTTTCGTC